CTCTGTTCGCTGCGGTTGATGAATCCGGATCAAATACCAGATCTTTATTAGTAGTATCCGGCGTCCCATCAAGAATGACACCCGCTGTTTCACCATCTGCTGTAGCTGTGTTAACGGCTGAAGCGCCTCTACTGACTATTATAGTCTTATCCGCAACCATTGTCTGATCACAAGAAGCTCTCACTGAATGCACAGTACCACGATAAGGAACAGGTACATACCTTGTATCTGCACCAGAGGCTGTGATCTCTGTTACTAAAGTCATAATTTCCATTTTGCCTTCTCCTCTAATTAAGTTATGCCTCTGAAGCTTCTTGCTCTATATAGGCACTATCATCAAACCTTATGCGAATTGCTAAGGTAGCACCACCACCTACAAGAGTACTATCATTTTCGATCCACAAAACTCTATTTGCTGCTGTGGATGAATCAGGATCAAAGACAAGATCGCCATAATCCGTGTCTTTTACCCCATCAAGAATCACTCCAATAGCTGTGTTACCTGTAGGAACAGTCGCCGTATTGACACAATAAGCAGCAGTTGTAGGATCACCCCTACCAACTTTTAATGTTCCAGTTGCAACCATTTCTGTATCACAGGCAAGTCTTATTGAATGAACAATACCTCTACATGGAACTGGAATATATCGTATATCTCCAGCAGCCGCCACTTCTGTTATAAGAATAATGTCTTTCATATTATTTTCCTCTTATAGTTGTTGTAGGACCGAAGCCCTCCTACAAGTTATAGGTTATATTGCTACGATAGTTGCACCTGCATCAAGCGGTATGTAGTAAATCTCCACTGACTCAGTTACAGAATTAGTAGCATTCGTATCTGCTGTTGAGTTCACGTCAATAGTACCTTCAGGAGAAACCCATCCGCCATTTAGCTCACTCAACTGTCCTCCACCACCTGATCCACCTCCAAGATTAGAGCCAGGAACAAGCGGACAAGTCCACACAGAACCAGCTTCCTTAGTCCCAACAGCAGTTGCAGTATTCATATCTGCATCTGTACCAACCGTTGGGTTCATAATAAACTTGACGTTTGAGGCTGCATCTGTGGCACCGCCCACACTCTCCATGACAATAGCAGTGATCAAGACTTTACCTCCAGCAACCGTAAACAAGGTATTGGTAGTCCCGTCTAAAATATCCGCCGCAGCCGCTGTAACTTTTTTTACACCCAGGAATTCGCTTATTGGGCGGGTGGCCTTATTGCCCCCCACTGTTAATACTCTTTCTCCCATGATAACACTCCTTTGTAGAACCTCAAACTTCGTTCTACCAGCTTATGGTTAAGAGGAGGGACGAAGGACTAAGCAAGAAATCCCTCGTCCCTAGAAGAGTTTATGTCGGTTCTGTCAGGTTCGTATGACGGACTTGCATCTTACGATTGGAGCAATAGAGATTTCCCCTCCATCTCGTATCCGCAGTCATCATATCTGGTTGGCCGAGAACTTCTTTGGTCACCCATACAGGCGGAGTAAAGTTATAATTACGATGTGCTCTCAGTGAAAGGAAGTTTAGATTAAGAGCATCAAGATAACCAGCAGTTGCATAAGCATCACCAACTATTGGGGCACCCTTATGTGTGATGTTATCCCATCCAGCTTCTACCATTGGAGTGTTTGTATACCGTTGCTGGGGATGAAGAGATCTCTCGTATCCATCACGAAGTAGCTGAGTAGTAACAACGAAATTCGGTTTGTATTCTGCGAAATCCCCCATGTTAGGAGCTCTGAAGATTTTCTGCATTACTTCGAAACTAATTTCTTCCGGTGTTTCAATGACATTAGCCTTCCAATCAGACATCAAAGATTCTGCAATAGAACCATATTCAATTGATGTAGTTGTTGATTGGAACAAATTGCCAAGACCCAAGATCCGAGTAGAGTCTGCAGCAGAGGTCATTATATCTTCTGCCATCTGAACCCTGGCAGCCTTAATAATAGATGTCATATACTGTTTAGTCAAAGCTATAATAGCCTCATCCCCAGTATTCTGGGTCAAATCGTCAAGGTTAAGGGTATTACTACCATATATGCCGGCCCATCTGAATCGAGCAGCATCGAGAAGATTTTGCTTTGACTGATTTATTACAGTAGTCGCACCATATCCGCCGGCATTAGATGTACCATACAGCAAAGGAACCTTAACCATAAGGCCGCCGTCTACGATCTCATGTGGCTGAATAAGCCAGTTTACGCGGTCAATAGCCAGACCCATTAGTTTAAACAGCAAAGCTGAAGCCTTATTAACAATATCCTGAGGCTCCGTATTCAGCCAGTAATAACCAGTGGTAGCATTGAGTTGATTTATTAATGCCATGGAATTATCTCCTATTCATTATGCCAGGTTACGCCCGTAAATCTTGCAATGCACCTGCCATTCCTTCATCGAGCGCTGTACCTGTGACTTTCTCATGCTTTGGTGTGACTACACCTGTACCTTGTGCTGTGGTAACGACTTTACCTGAAGTATCTTTACCTTTATTAAGGTCGAGTAGTCTCTTATATTCCGCATTCTCTGTTTCTAATATTACTTTCTCAGTTGCTATATCATCGCGTTGGATTTCACGAAATGCAACCAAAGAATCCACCATCCCTGTTGGATCTTTTGCAATATACTCTTTAATTCTGGCTTGCATTTCCGGCGTGTCAAAGGCTGGATTAGCTGCACGAAAGACTGAATGTGCCGATTTTATATCTCGTTCAGACAATTCTCTCTGCATTAACTCGCCTGCAGCATTGAGTGTTTTCTCATGCTGAGCCTGTGCAGTTATCTGATTTGATTGAGATACAAGTGCACCCAAATCTTTCTGATATGTTGGGCTCAGTGGATCTAAAGAAGTAATCTGACCCTCTACGGCGGATAACTGAGCACTGTAATCTATGGCATTAGTAACTGTCTCTTGTTCCTTAGCCCCAGCAGACGAATTTCTTAAAATCTCTGTAAGAGATTCCGTCTGACCCGATAAGCGAACGTTATCTTTTCTGATTTCGCCTAATTCATTCCCTTGTTCATCGAGTTTACTTGAAAGATTGGTGTAACCTTTTACCATTTCTTCCTGTGTTTTGAACGTAGTCCCAGGAATAAAGCCATTCTCATCGAGTCCACTATCAGCCATAGGATTTCCATCTTTATCCAGTATTTCTGCCATGTTCCTCTCCTTTCGGACCGTTTCCGGTTTATCCGATGTTATTATTGGCACACAATATGTGTGTTATCCAATGCAATGCAACTCGTTTTCCTTTAAATATTCTTTATACTCTGTCCTAGTAGTGATCGGCCGTTCTCCATCCCGTTGAAGAACCTTTATTGCCGATTCTAACCACGGGATTTTATTATCCATTAACCCAACACCATTAGGCCCAATAAACTGAGAAGCAAGTTCACCACATACACATGCATGAGTATCAGGTTTATCAGATAACGAGCAAATTACCTCATGTATCCGACCACAATTCCCACATTTAAACTCGTATATTGGCATAAATTACTCCTTTAACTGTATATATTCTAACATGTTGAGATCCATATGTACATAAAATTCTTTTAGAATCTTGACGGATTACTCCTTCGATTCCGTGTTTGCACTCGGAGGATTCTTAGATTTTGGCTCTGCTGGTCGCCTATTAACTGAAGGTTTTTTATCAGAACCCTGAAAACTGGATTGCAATAAGAAATCTTTTAATCTGATAGCTTCTTCTTCTGGTAGTCCAGCATCTATTATAATCTGTAAAGCCTGATCAAGTTGTGACTCTGCAGTTCTCTCTATTTCTTCTTTGTAATTAGGCCAGTTTAAAGTTTCAAGTAATCCTTTCTGGCCAATAGCCTTGGATTCATACAACCATTTGGCCATTCCTTCTAGTTGAAGACTTGTTCTTGGAGTAGTAGACCCCGATTCGACTACGAAGTTAAACTTCCTACCTACATAGTCTACCAATCTAAAGTCTACCTTCTCACCTGTTACCATCACAGAATCTAATTCTGTACCCCAATTTTGCCATAACCCTATAGCCCATCGACTTCTTTGCTCCGCAAGATAATCAATAGAAGAGGTCTTTGTCTGCATAAGAACTTGATTTCTTTCTTGTAAAGCTATAATGGCACTAGCTGCGACTACCCCTTTTGGTCCAACACCTCTATCTGCATCTTCAATCTGATAAATTCGATCAAAGAAACCTACGATTAAATTTAATACCTGAAAAAACGTAGCAGGAAGACCTGGAATCTGCATAAATTCTATCTTAGCATTGGGCGTAGAGGGCATTAATACCAGTCTTCCTGACTTGTTAAGTTCACTCTCGATCATTTCCTTAGTGATTCCGCAATGTTGCTGAACGATTAAAGGAGGAGTCATAACATTAAGAGTGTATGCCACCAGTTTAGAGATAATCAGATGGATCTTACGAATTAAATCCCCAACTTGTTCCGAAGCAGCAAACCCCCATATAGATAGTCCATCACGATATGAGTTTGATGTATAAACAGGTAAACGACCCCAAGGATAAGTAAATCGTACTTCATCTCCAAAAGCAAGATGTTGGAAATTAACATTAGGATTAGGTGAATCGTCTAATACAATCCATCCTCCTCTTATAGCAGGGTCCTCAGTCCTTGTAATAGTTATCTTCCTGATTCCATCGGGATAAACAGGTTGTTCAATCTTAGTTGAAATAGGTTCGCCAGAGTCTTCATCCAATAAAGGATAACCCATATCATCAAGAGATTGTTCACCCAACTCTACCATCTCTGTAGAACTATCCTTGACCCAGACTTCAATGATCAACCCTTTATCTGTCTTCTTGTCCATAGACATATAACCAGTAGTCCCAGAAGATGCTGCTACGACCATAGGAGTGCTATAATTACCCATTCTGTGGCTACCATGAGGGTGATTAAGTTTCATCTCTTCTCTTTGTAACCCAAGTAATTCGTACCCATCGTCTACTGCTACCATAGTTATATCAAAATCTTCCTCTATCTTAGTCTTAAAATTAAGGTATGCGAAACTTATATAAGGAGCATCCTTACTTATATCGTCCCAATTTCCAGGAGCTGGGAAAAAAGAAAAAGGATCAGATACTAATATATCTGGCTGGTTAGTCTTAGGGTTGCGAACAGGTTTCTCAACTGTAACGCCATATATTTCCATAGATCTAGCTGAGGCTTTTGTCTTCTTCTGCTGATCAGTGTCTTTCCACCACTTTTTTAGTTGAAGACTCATAATAGTTTCGGCCTTATCGCCTATTCCATCAAGATCCACAACCTCTCCAGTAGGTACTCTTGCCGTGATATTAGACACCGTCCTTTCTATATTGGCAAAATATAAATTGACAAGTAATGGGCCAGTATAAGTCTTTGGTGAATTTCCACTTTTTCGCCCTTTATATAGGGCAAAGTTAGCGAGAAAATCTTCGTGTTTACCTAATCGAAGCTTCTCCAATCTTGCAATTTCAAATAATTGCCAAGCAAAATACCCTGCATCTGCATGCCCTTTTGGCGGCAGATTGGATAATGTCCAATTATTAGTTTCCATAAACCTCTCCTATAACTTCACTATCTATGTTTACATCTAAAGACTGATGTAATGAAGTTAATTCAATGGCATTATCGTCTTCAATTAATACCAATCTGCCTTTTACCGCTAGAGGATACGCGCATCTTGGGCAGGTCATTTCAGATACACTTGTGCCAGCCGTTAACAGCCAATCAATCATATACGGCAGTGTGCATCTAACCATCGATCCATTAGGTCGTTTCTCTGAATCGAACTTATCCGTAGTATAAAAATCAATCTTCTTACAATTAGGGCATTGAACTCTCATTACTTGATCCTCCACCTAATGTATCTAAAAACTGTTTTGTTCTATCTAATACTGTCGAATCTACATCTGGAAAATCTGGAGTACTCTCTGCTTCGGGAATAGAAAAGACCTTACCTTTAGGTACTCCTCCAAAAAACCCCGCATCAATCGCCGTTTGTCTGCCTTTAAACATTATAAAGGCCCCAATCATCACGCATGCAATCATAATAACTGCAACCAACAGTATGATAAAAAGTAAATTCATAAGACTTATTGTTATCATTACATCCTCCTAGTCTTGATCTGGTACGTTAAAAGAATTTCCTGAGATCTTATTCATCCACATGCATTCACATAGCATTGTATGGACAAGACCACCCATAGCCATTATTGATGGATCATTTTTCTTAAAGCCTCTCAACCTTGTTCTTAATATATCGTTAGTGCCAAAATAAAGTCTAACGGCTTCCGGCATTATAGAAGATCGTATAGCTCTTACATAAGTCTCAAAAGCCTTAGCTTCAAAGAAATCATGAGGTGGACTGATTAGTAAAGCTAAATCGGATCTTTTACGATAAGTCAGTCGCTCATTAAAC